CATTAGACCCTGATTATGTAGCTGAGATGAGTAAAGAGGGCTTTGACCCACACTTAGACTTAGCTAAACATGCAGGTGTTATCACACAAGATGACATCGACAAACATAACTCAAGGGAACGTAGCTTGAAGTCACTTCGTAAGAACTACAAGGTAGTGAACTACAGTGCTACATATGGCGTAGGAGCGCCTAAGCTGGCCCGTGAGACAGGTATGACGCAAGGTGAGGCTAAGACCCTACTAAACGCCTTCTGGTCACGTAACTGGGCTATTGAGAAGGTTGCGTCTAGACTACAGACAAGAGAGTTGTTTGGGGGCATGTGGCTAAAGAACCCTGTGTCTGGCTTCTGGCATAGCCTACGCAGTGAGAAGGACCGCTTCAGTACCCTCAACCAGAGTACAGGGGTCTACTGCTTTGACAAGTGGGTACAGGGATGTCGTGGCATGGGACTAGAAACCATAGGTCAGTTTCACGATGAGATCATTGTGTTAACAAAGGAAGGTGACGAAGATAAAGCAGAGAACATAATGCAGATGAGCATCAACAACGTGAACCATGAGGTAAACCTGAATGTACCCCTTGGAACTGACGTACAATTTGGAAATACCTACGCCGATATACATTAATTTAACTTTTTACTTGTAGAATCGGCAAAAAGGTCTATATACTATAATGTTACCCCCGACGAAAGGATAAACGATGGGCAAGAAAGTTTATGTAAACTGCGAACTTGAGTGGGCTAAACTACGACCAGAAGATCGTGACATGGGACCACAGGATGGTTCAGACATGGCAAAGAACTTTGACGACAAGAAGGGCGTATACGTAGTCAACTGTCTGGTTGATGATGAAGCCAAGTCTAAGATGGTTTCTGATGGCATTCCAAACAAAGGCCTACAGGCTCAGTTGTTTAAGGTCAACAAAGAGGGACGACAGTTCTACAAGGCAACCCGACCACACTTTAACCCTAAGTTCAAGAACCAAGAGACTGGGGAGCAGGGTGTAGAGGTAGGTCCACCAGAAGTCCTAAAGATGGACGGTGAGAACTACGTGCCTTGGGATTGGGGTGAAGATGGCCTCATCTGGAATGGCTCTAAGGCTACTCTTAAGTTTGATGTATGGGACGGTAAGATCACAACGCTAGAGAAGGTTCTAGTGACAGAGTTGGCAGAAGCGCCAGAACAGGAAGGGTTCTAATGGACATTGATATTAGCTTTACTTTCCGCAAGGATACAGACGGGTTCGACGGACACCTATCTTATCGTCGTGATGAGGTAGAGAGCCTAGAAGAGTTTTGTCAGTTTATCACTGACGCTCTACGAGGCGCTGGTTTTAGTTATGTAGAAAACGTCGGTATTGAAAAGGACGATGGCTCTATGGTCTTTGGTATGTTTTAATGGGTAATCGCAAAGTCTTAATCGATGGTGACATTGTTGCCTATCGTGCAGCCTTTGCTACTCAAGACAAGTTCCCCAAGGATGCAGAAGAGAAGGCAGAGATACTTCTTGACTACATCCTTGAGGAGACTTTAGATTTCCCTACCCCAGAGCAATTTGAGGTTTACTTAACAGGGTCAGATAACTTCCGTCACGAGATAGCAAAGTCCTACCCTTACAAGGGAAATAGAAAAGCTGTGGAGAAACCACTTCACTTAAGTCATGTTCGAGACTACATGGTGAGTAAGTTTGATGCCATCGTAAGCCAAGGAGAAGAAGCAGATGATTTAATTGCTATCGAAGCAACAAGGTGTGGCCCTGACACTATCGTCGCATCTATTGATAAGGACATGTTGCAAATACCGTGTGTACATTTTAACTTCGGCAGGAATGAGTGGACGACAGTGGATGAGTGGTCTGGCAACCTCTTCTTCTACACACAAATTCTTACGGGAGATCGTGCAGACAACATCATAGGTCTTCACAGGGTAGGTCCAGTTAAGGCTGGTAAGCTACTAGCAGACTGCAATACTGAGGAAGACCTGTGGGAAGCGTGTGTGAAGGCATACGACGGTGATGTAGACAGGGTAATAGAGAACGCGAGGTTGTTATGGTTAAGGCGGTACGAGGGAGAACTGTGGGAGCCTCCGAAAGAGGTAGGAAGTACGGTTACAGGTCAGGACTAGAGGACCGTATCTCTGAGCAACTCACGGGACTGTCTGTTCCGTTTAAGTATGAAGAGTTTAAGATCAGGTATGAAGTAAACGAGGTAAGAAGTTACACTCCTGATTTTGAGTTACCTAACGGCATCATAATTGAAAGCAAGGGGAGGTTCGTTGCGGCAGACAGGAAGAAGCATCTTCTGGTACAAAAGCAACACCCCTCGCTTGACATTAGGTTCGTATTCAGCAACAGTCGTGGCAAGATATCTAAAGGTTCCAAGACAACTTATGCCATGTGGTGTGAGAAGAACGGGTTCCTCTACGCAGACAAACTCATCCCGAAGGAGTGGTTAGAAGAATGACAAAGACAGCAGTGGTTTTTTCATGTGGTCATACAGACCCAGACGTAAGCAACGAAAGGTTTGACTGGCTAGGAGAGTTCTTGTACGACCTCAAGCCTGATTATGTCGTTGACTTAGGTGATGGGGCAGATATGAAGTCCCTTAACAGTTACGACACCCGATACCCTCAAGCTATAGTTAGCCAATCGTATGAGAGAGACATTGAGCATTATAACGAAGCTATGGACCGTATGCGTAGGAAGTTTAAGCACCACAAGAGGAAGCGACCAGCATACTTCGGATTTGAGGGAAACCATGAAAACAGGATCAAAAAGGCCATTGCAGTCGACCCAAGACTGGAGGGAGACAAGTACGGGGTATCCTTTGGGCATCTTCAAACAAAATACTGGTTTGACGAATACCACGAGTATGAAAATAGCGCCCCCTCTATCGCTGATTACGATGGTGTCTCGTATGCTCATTACTTTAGTTCTGGTAACTTTGGTACAGCTACTTCTGGTACTCACCATGCTTATACCTTACTCCAAAACAGGAACTATAGTTCTACTTGTGGTCACAGCCATAAGCGTAGCCTATACTTTAAGGACTCTGCTCACCCTAAGCCGATCCTTGGCCTCGTGGCGGGATGCTACAAAGGACGTGAGGAATCGTGGGCGGGGCAAGCAAACAGCGAATGGTGGAAAGGCGTAGTTATTAAACGAGAGATTGACAACGGGGTGTATGAGCCTGAGTTTGTCTCTATGAACCGACTGGAAAGCATCTATGGGTAAACGTAGTGACTTCGAGAGACTTCCTCGTGACTACTACCCAACACCTATGGCTGCTGTAGAACCCCTGATCCCCCACTTGCCTTACACGTTTGATTATGTAGAGCCTTGTGCGGGAGACGGTAGGTTAGTACAACACATACACCACTTAACAGACGGGCATGGCGAGTGTTTGTTTGCCTGTGACATTGAGCCTCAGTCAGATAAGGTGCGACAAAATGATGCTCTCTCCTTGTCTTTCGGTGGTTATGGTGTTATTGACTACTGTATTACCAACCCACCGTGGGAACGTAAGTTCCTGCACGAGTTTATAGATCACTGGTTGCGTATCTGCCCGACTTGGTTGTTGTTTGATGCAGATTGGATGCACACTAAACAGTCGGCTATGTTCATGACGTATTGCAGTAAGGTGGTATCTGTGGGAAGGGTTAAGTGGATAGAGGGCAGTAAGAGCGTGGGTAAAGATAATTGTTGCTGGTATCTGTTTGATGCTTTAGACGACACACCAACAGAGTTTTATGGAAGGACTGTATGATGATAACAGCGGAAGACATAGAAGACATGAAGTACTTTGACTCATTGGGTGCCTACAATGAGTGGGTAGAGGGTATGATACTAACTAAAGGTAAAGACCGTCTCGTAGAAAACACCTTAGGTCTGGTCGGTGAGGCAGGGGAGGTAGCAGAGAAGGTCAAGAAGCTAATCAGGGATGCCTCCAAGTTTAACAACGAAGAGATTGCCAAGGAGTTGGGGGACGTTCTGTTCTACACTGTGGCACTGGGCAACATCTACGGTTACACTCTGCAAGAGATCATTGAGTTGAACACAGAGAAGTTAAACAGCCGCAAGGATCGTGGTACACTAAAGGGTAGTGGAGATAACCGATGACTTGGTTTTGGCGGTACATGAACTACTTGGCTACTTGGCGGGAACACCGTAATGCCATTAAGACGCTTAACACGCTCAGTGACAAGCAACTGAAAGATATTGGCCTCAACCGTGGCGACATTGATCGTATGGTCTGGCTAAAAGAAGATAAAACAATGCGAGGACGCGGATAAATGAACAACTACCTACCAACAGATTATCAAGCCTTTATTCACACATCCCGTTATGCACGGTGGTTAGATGACGAAGGACGACGTGAGAACTGGGGCGAGACTGTAGGTCGCTACATCAACAACCTAGTTATGGGTAAAGTGCCGCAGGGTACACTAGAGGAATTGCGTGACGCTATTACAGACTTGTCTGTCATGCCTTCCATGCGAGCCTTGATGACTGCTGGTCCAGCATTAGACCGTGACAATACAGCAGGGTATAACTGTAGCTACCTGCCAGTAGATGACCCTAAGTCTTTTGACGAGGCTATGTTCATTTTGTTGTGTGGAACGGGGGTGGGGTTCAGTGTTGAGCGACAGTTTATCACCAATCTCCCAGAGGTTCCTGACACTATGTTCAACAGTGATACGACAGTCATTGTTAAGGATAGCAAAGAGGGTTGGGCTAAAGCTCTTCGTCAGGTTATTGCTTTGCTGTACAGCGGTGAAATCCCTAAGTGGGATGTATCCAAGGTTCGTCCAGCGGGTGCCAAGCTAAAGACATTTGGTGGTCGCGCCTCAGGTCCAGCACCTCTGATCGACCTGTTTAACTTTGCTGTCCGTATCTTTATTAACGCAAAGGGCCGAAAGCTGTCTTCTATGGAGTGTCACGATCTGATGTGTAAGATTGGTGAAGCGGTTGTGGTAGGTGGTGTACGCCGTAGTGCTATGATCTCCCTGTCTAACCTCTCTGATGATCGTATGCGACACGCTAAGTCAGGTGCTTGGTGGGAGAACAACCCACAACGTGCCTTGGCTAACAACTCTGTGTCATACACTGAGAAGCCAGACAGCCTATCGTTCATGCGTGAGTGGATGGCCCTAGTGGAAAGCGGCAGTGGTGAGCGGGGCATCTTCAATCGTGAGGCATCTAAGAAGCAAGCAGCTAAGAATGGACGACGTGATGCAGCCTTTGACTTTGGTACGAATCCTTGCAGCGAGATAATTTTACGCCCGTACCAATTCTGCAATCTTACGGAGGTAGTTGTACGTGCAACTGACACTGTTGAGACGCTGGAGAACAAGGTTCGTCTGGCCACTATCTTGGGTACTATTCAGTCTAGCTACACTAAGTTTCCTTACCTGCGTAAGATATGGCAGCGTAACACAGAGGAAGAGCGTTTGCTAGGTGTGTCGTTGACAGGTATCATGGATAACCCCTTAATGACAACCAAGAACAAAGGTTTGGAGAGTACCCTTGAACACCTCAAGTCTGTTGCTGTGGCTACAAACGCAGAGTGGGCTGACCGCCTTGGTATTCCTGTCAGTGCTGCTATTACTTGTGTTAAGCCTTCGGGTACTGTCTCTCAACTCGTGGACAGCGCTTCTGGTATTCATGCCCGTCATAGCCCATACTACATCCGAACTGTTCGTGGTGATAACAAAGATCCACTGACACAGTTTATGAAGGATCAGGGTATCCCTAATGAGCCTGACGTGATGAAGCCTGAAGCTACTACAGTGTTTAGCTTCCCTATGAAGGCACCTGAGGGGGCAGTATGTACAGCAGACATGACAGCTATTGAGCAATTGGAGATGTGGTTGGCGTATCAACGTGCATGGTGTGAGCATAAGCCCTCTGTAACTATCAACGTCAAAGCGGAGGAGTGGTTTGAGGTGGGTGCTTTTGTGTATAAGTACTTCGACGAGATGTCAGGGGTGTCGTTCCTGCCGTTCTCTGAGCATACCTATCAACAGGCACCTTACCAAGATGTAGGCAAGTCAGACTATGAAGAGCTTCTATCTCTTATGCCTACCTCTATTAACTGGTCTAAACTCTCTGAGTATGAGGTTGAAGATAATACGGCAGGAAGCCAGACATTAGCTTGTTCAGGGGATAGCTGTGAGATTGTGGACTTAGTGTAAGGTGGCAGCTATACCTAGGTATCTGCATTAAGACCCTGCCAAGGGCGCACCTGAGCATGTGTATAAACTGCTCACATAGTCAAAGGAGAGATCATGTACACCATCATTACCCGTAACAACTGCAAGTATTGTGATAAAGCTAAGGCCATGTTAGACCTAGATAAGATACCGTATGTAACATACAACATAGAAGATTTCTCAAATCGTTGGGTGCTATCCCTTCTGAAAGAAGCTAGTATTAAGACTGTACCTCAGGTATTTTCTACCGATGGCAACCATATTGGTGGCTTTCGTGAGCTTGAGGTTTTTATGGGTTTTATCAAAAATAAGAAGGAAGACCAAATTGGTACAACAACAACCTAAGAAGACTAAGCGGGAGACTACATACAAGGGGGCAGCAAAAAAGAAGACCTCTGGTCTAGTACCAAAGACTGAAATGCAGGGTGAGCTAATTAAAGCCCTAAAGGAAAGTCAGCAGGTATTCATCTTAGGTCCAGCGGGTACTGGAAAGACGTATGTAACAGCGACGTATGCAGCAGACCTTTACACAGCTAAGTTGGTTGACAAGATCGTTATCACACGACCTCACGTAGCCGTAGGAAGGGAACTAGGGTTCCTAAAGGGTGATTTAGCTGAGAAGACTATGCCTTGGGCATTGCCAGTGCTGGACGTACTAGAGAAGCACTTAGGCAAGGGTGCAGTGGAAACAGGTGTCAAGAATGGTAACATCGAAGTTGCCCCTATGGCGTTGATGCGTGGACGTAGCTTTGATAACGCCTTTATTATTGTCGATGAAACACAGAACATTACGCTACATGAACTTAAGATGTTGCTGACACGAGTGGGGGAAGGCACTACGATTGTACTAAACGGGGATGCTCAACAGAGTGACCTTAAAGAAGCGGATGGGTTGACAAAGGTTATTCACATAGCTAAAAAGCATATGTTGCCTGTGAACATCATTGAGTTCACTGTCGATGACATCGTAAGGTCTGACATCACAGCTATGTGGGTCAAGGCATTTGTAAAGGAGAAGTTGTGACAGATGCGTGGGTACGTGACGCGGAGATAAGAGCAACAGAAGAGGGGAGATACACGATGGCTAAATGGAATTTGGAAAATCTGGCTCATGCGGACAGGGGAATTAAGTTGCATGAGTACGACCCAGTAGAAAAGCCAGAGCATTACAATCAGGGTGAGATTGAGTGCATTGACTACATAAAGCAAGTACTGGGGTTAGACGGTTTCATTGCATACTGTCATGGTAATATGATTAAGTATCAGCACCGTTACCGATACAAAGGTAATCCCACAGAAGATATGGATAAAGCAGCTTGGTATCTTAATAAGATGTGTGAAGCAATGAAGGAGAAGTACGAATGATTGCAGCAATAGCCCTTGTGTGTTCCTTAAGCGACCCTTCGAATTGCAGGTCACTTTCTAACATGCGGCTGTTCCCCACAGTAGAAATGTGCATGAAAGACAGGGGGGTTGCAGAGAGTGTAGCTTTGAGTGGTGGCTACGGTCTAGTGGCCTTCCATTGTTTTGACTGGGGGCAAACTGTATGACGCTATTTGAGTGCCTCATTATTCTTAACCTAGTCTTCTTGCTTTGGGTTGTGTACCGAATATCTTCTGTATCAGACGACATAGAAGCCCTGTATCAAGCCTTAGGCTCTCTGATCGAAACCCAAGAGAAACGCTAGAATCAAATAAGCCCCGCCTAGGTTAATTCCTAAGCGGGGCTTTTTGTATAATATTATTTTCGTTTAAATAGCCTGATGAAACCTCGACCAATCTCGTTAGGGGATGGTATCAGGAAGCCACACAACACCCCAAAGACTAGGATTAGCCAAAGGGGGTACTCATTAACCACAAGGGTCTCTACAGCGTCTGAGGACACCCTTGTAGACGTGTTACGTTGGTCTATGGTGTCTACCCTAGAGTTGGGCCTTAGTGTGACTGTAGGGGCTACATTATTTGTTGTCCCAATCGTCTGGGAGTTGGTTTTCCCTGCCTGTACGTTCGCTGCCACGTTCGGTCCTCCCCCTGTGAGGAGGCTTAGTGGACCCTTGCTGCAACTTGCCGTAAGCGTCAAAACCAAAAGCAGCA